TGTATAATAACACAAATTCATTTTTAGCTCACACCAACAGAATATCAGGAGTTACACCATTTGTAGGACAAGATGTTGAGAACCCATACTATGATACGGCCATGGGATTAGGTAAAACTGCCTTGTATATCACCAATCAGACTGACAATATAACCAATACTTCACCTATTTTGGGTAGTTTTACTAGTATATTGATTGGACCACAAGTAGGTTCAGCAAATGTCACTTTGGCCAATAATCTTGTAACTTTGACAAACGGTGTGACGGCCAATAATTTAACACAGGCACAAATATCACAGATTCTTTCTGATATATCAAATACCAACACACTTTTAATAACCAGACAAAATGCTGATGTGACCTATTATACTAATTTGCGTAGTTTTGTAGACAAATACAATCAGGTGAAAAAATTCAGTAATATGGGTGAAACTGAAACTTATCTGGTCAATAACTTTGTTGGTACTGACAAGATTAAAGAGAGAATTAACTCATAAATGAAAAATTCAAAATTTTGCGTTCCGGCCCAAGAATTTTTTGAACGTAAATCGAGATTCCAAAAAGCAATTTTACTCCTGAAGTAGAATAAATAAACAATGGCAACCATAAAGAACTTATATTCCGACATAGACTTTACATTCACCCGTAAACCGGTGACCAATGATGTCGCTTTAAGTTATGACGAGATGGCTGTTATAAGGTCGGTTCGTAACCTTTTATTGACGAACCACTATGAAAGACCGTTTCAACCAGAGTTAGGTTCCAATATTAACAATTTATTGTTTGAACCCATTTCACCTATTACATCGTCATCGTTGCAGACCGAAATTGAAAACATGATTACGAACTATGAGCCTCGTGCTCTGTTGAAAAGTGTTACCGTAAATGCACGACCAGACCAAAATGCGTATGAAGTGAGTTTAGAATTTTACATACAAAATGCAACGCTACCAACAACAGTTACCATCCTTTTAGAGAGAAATAGATAAAATGGCAGGCGAAAATTCAAATATTCAAATTACCGATTTGGATTTTAATACAATTAAAACCAATCTAAAACGGTACTTACAATCTCAAACCACACTTCAAGATTATAATTACGAAGGTTCTGCACTTTCTACTCTGCTGGATGTTCTTGCATACAACACACAATATCAGGCATACTATCTCAACATGGTGGCCAATGAGATGTTCTTGGATTCAGCACTACAAAGAAGTTCTGTCGTTTCTCACGCCAAACTATTAAACTATACACCACAATCGGCAGCGGCACCACGGGCTCAGATTGATTTGGTGATGAACAATGTAACTGCCAGTTCTTTAACTCTACCAAAATTTACCAGTTTTCTTTCTGAAGCGATTGATGGTGTCAGTTACAGGTTTGTTACACTTAATTCAACCACAGAAAATACCAATCTGGCCAACAACACAGTAACTTTTAATGATTTAGTTATCAAGCAAGGTGAACCAGTTACTCTTTCATTTACCTATGATTCTGCGGCCAATCCAACGGCAATCTTTGAATTACCTGACACCAATGTAGATACGACCACTATCTCTGTTATTGTTCAACAAAGCACATCTAATACTTCTTCACAAGTATTCACATTAGTTGATGACTATTTGGCACTCAACGGCACAACCAAGGCTTTCTTTTTACAAGAAGCAACAAATGGTTTCTATCAAATTTATTTTGGTGATGGCATACTAGGTGAAGCACTAACAGATGGTAATGTGGTGTCTGTATCATACATCATTACTTCAGGCACAGCCGCAACAGATGCCAATAACTTTGTATTGATGGATACAATTTCTGGTTTCTCAAGTTCAACGATTACACCAGTGCAAGCTGCAACACAAGGTGCAGAAAGAGAAAGCATTGAATCAATTAAATATACTGCGCCAAAATCGTATGCTGCTCAAGGTCGTGCAGTAACCAAAGAAGATTACATTTTTTTGATTCAAAATAATGCAGGTATATTTCCAATTGATGCAGTCAATGTGTGGGGTGGTGAAGAAAATGATCCGCCAGTCTATGGTGTGGTGTTTGTGGCTATCAAACCAAGTGGCGGTTATCTATTAACACCATCACAGAAATCAATCATTGAAGAACAAATTATTAAACCTATCTCTGTTCTGACAGTTCAACCAAGAATCATTGATGTTGATTATAATTATTTGGTCATCAATTCAAATATACTATACGATACAAAGTTGACAACACTTACTTCTTCACAATTACAGGCACAAACATTGACTGCTATTCAAGGATTTGCAACTGATACACTCAATACATTTAACTCCACGTTTCAACTTTCAACATTAATTTCCACGGTACAATCGGTTAGTCCTTCTTTTATCACAAATGATGCATCGATTACTTTACAGAAACGACTTGTTCCAAGTTTAACCTCATCAACAACATATACATTGAAATATGGAACATCACTAAAAAAAGATATTTTTGGTAAAAGTATTAGTGTCACACCAACATTTCAAGTAATTGATGTTGACAACAATAGTGTGGTACGAGATTCTGTATACTTAGAAGAAACTCCATCGTCAACAACATATGTCGAATCAATTTCTATTAGCAATCCTGGTTTTGGTTACACATCAACACCAACTGTAACTATTCTTGGTGATGGTACAGGTGCCACAGCAAGAGCAACTGTTGTGAATGGTCAAGTAGATAGTATTACAATGATTGATGTTGGTGTTAATTATACACAGGCTATTGTGCAAATCACTTCAACTGATGGTAATGGTTCTTTGGCATCTGCTGTGGCTGTTCTTGCTGGTAACAAAGGTACATTGAGAACTTATTACTTTGAAAACAATGTTAAGAAGATTCTCAACGCTAATGCTGGTACAGTAGATTATGCTCAAGGTATTGTAACACTCACCGATTTTAATCCGTCTGCGATTAATAGCCCTCTAGGTATATTAAGTGTGCAAGCCGTACCAACATCCACGATTGTATCTTCTGCAAGAGATAAAATTATTACTCTTGATAACACCGATCCTAATGCTATCAATATTAATATTGTAGCCAAAGTTTAATACATGATACCAAACGATTATAAAACATCACTACTGATTCCTCAGCAGCTTCCCGAATTTGTTCGGGATAATATTAACTATTCTACTTTTGTTGATTTTATTCAGGCATACTATGAATGGTTAGAAACTGCTTACTCAGCCAATGGATCCGTTACGACAGCCAATACAAGTGGTGAAGGTGTAACTTATGGTGCCAAGAATCTGCTCAATTATATGGATGTGGATTCTACATTAGATGATTTTGTTTCATACTTTCTAAAAGATTTTCTACCTTATATACCAGAAGATGCATTAACAGATAAAAGAAAACTGTTAAAGATTGCAAAAGAGTTTTATCTTTCAAAAGGTACTGAAAAATCATATCAATTTTTATTTCGTGCATTATATGATTCACAGGCCGAGATTTTTAATACCTCAGATGTAATATTAAAAGCTTCTGATGGTAAATGGATTGTATCTAAATCATTACGAATCAATTCGGTTGATTTGAATTGGTTACAAATTAATAATTTAAGATTGTTTGGTGAAACCTCACAGTCGTATGCAACAGTTGATTATTCTGCAGCAGTAGGAGATAAAACAGAAGTTTTTATCTCAAACATTCAACGTCTGTTTGAATCTGGTGAGTTTGTCCGTGTTGTAGATAATAATAATCTTGATGTATATTTCTATAATGGTGAAGTATACATTCAAAATCAAGGTGTAAGTATACCAACTGGTGCCACAACACTTAGAGGTAAAGTTGTAGGTGTTATATCTTCTATAACAATTAATCCAAGAAGTCGAGGATTGTTCTATGAACCTGGTGATCCAGTTATTGTTGTTGGTGGATTAAATCCTGATATAGCAAATCCAATTGGTGCAACGGCAGAAGTTGGTCAAACAACAACAGGATCTATTGAGAGTTTGGTTGTAACTGACCCTTCACATGGTTATAGAGTATTTCCAAATTCAGCCATCACATTCTCTGGTGGCGGTGGTTCTGGTGCAGCTGCTAGAATTAATTTATTAGATGATGCTAGATTAGCCAATGTTACACTTATCACAAGTAACACATTAGGTATTGTAGCTAATGTTAGAATTGGAAATTCAACCTTTGCTCAGACATATACATCATTTGCTGTCAGCGCAAACACAAATTCTACTTTGCGTAACACTTTAACTTTTAGAACTTTACAAGTTGGACCAATTGGTTCAATACAAGTTACCAATCAAGGTGGAGGATATTCTTCTGCACCTGCTGTTGATGTAAGTTCTTTGTATGCAACCGATGTGGGAACCGATGCATTAAGTTTCCTTGGTATACTTCAACCAATTCAAATATTAAATGGTGGCCAAGGATATGGTAATGCAAACACAGTATTAATTACTGGTGGCACAGGTGTTGGAGCATTTGCCAATGTAACTGTTAATACGGCTGGTTCAATTATCAACGCACGATATGTTTATGCCAACAACAATACAAATCAATCATTTCCTTTAGGTGGGTTGGGTTATACAAAAGATAGTTTACCCACAATCACAGTCACAAGTAACACAGGTTCTAATGCGTCACTTGTTGTCACAGGAATTATGGGTGCTGATGCAATTTTAACACCTACAACCGATAGAACTGGCTCAGTTACATCTATCAATATTATTAATCCTGGTGAAGATTATGTTTCAACACCAAATGTTTATCTAAAAGTAGCCGATGTTGCAGTAAGTAACGTTTCACCATTAGATTTTCCTTTGGCTGGTGATGTCATGTATCAAGGTGCATCATTTAATGTGGCCACTTATAAAGCCAACGTAGCCTCTGTATTCAAAATTTCAACGGCATCTCCAGCAAATACGGCAGCCGATGTATATCAATTAAGAACGTATGATTATACAGGAAACTATAATGATACACTTTCAATCAAGATTGACCACAACATTTCTAATGTATCTTCTTTGTTGGTTTTAGACCCACAAAATGCCTACACCGATAAAACTACTGGTAATCCAACAAGTATTATTCGGTATGGTGATGGTAATGCAAGGGCTAATGCATCATTTTTAGATGGTTTGATTGTGGGTGCTGGTACCTATCTGAATGATGATGGTCATCTTTCTTCTTTGGGACTGGTACTTGAAAGTCTTGATTATAATAACTTCACCTATGTTTTATCGGTTGAGAAAGCACTTAAAACATATAAAGATTTAGTGTTGAACCTATTACATCCTTCTGGTATGAACCTAAGAGGACGGAACTTGTTAATAAGTTCCAATGGGTTCTCAATGAACACTCAAACTTCGTTCCAAGAAGGTTATGATATGGACACCTTTGCTGGTGCGTCCGCTCTGGCTCGCATTGAAGCAAATACTCGGGCTGGTCAAATCAGTACCAATATTATTCGGTTCGTCAACACAATCTCTGCCAATATTGGTAACACCGTCTTTGCAAATGATA